AAAAATGACAAAAATTGAAATCGTTATGGTACTTACAACTTTGATGTCTATCACATGGGCAGCGATTGTTACAATTCACACTATGCAAGCCATCAAAAAGCACAAGGCAAAAGTGGATTATTATCAGAAACCACAAGTGCAATGTGAGATTGCACGTCATGTACTTAAAAACAAATGGTACTCAGATGGAGGGGAGGTGTTTAGATGAAAGTATTTGATGGCGCTAAAATGCGTGCTATCCGTAAAGAGGCAGAGCTTACTCAGTATGATCTTGCCCCTATGGTTGGCATTAGTCAAAATCGAGTAAGTGACATTGAGAGAAATGTTACAACTCCAACAATTGAGGAAATCGAGGCATTTGCCGATGCTCTAAACACTCAAGTATCATCATTTTTAAGCAACGAGTCAGAAATTGAGGTTATTGCTAATACCTTTACCAAAAAGAAAAAGGACACTGATGCAGAGTCTCACTTTGACACCCCAACCGAGCAAATGGAGCTATTTGTTGATGATACTTTACTAGGTCATGACCTGACAGGATATGTATTGATCAGCCAAAAAACCTATCTGGAGTTGTTAGATAGTCAAGATCGCTTAAAGCAATTACAAAAACTTTTGAAGTGGGGAGTTTGTGATGAAATTTGAACTTATCAATGACCACTTTGAAAATGCTAAGCGATACAACATACCGAGGGCGCAACTTATCATTGCTGATATTCCTTACAACCTAGGAAATAACGCTTATGCTTCTGATCCAAGATGGTATGAGAATGGTGATAACAAAAACGGTGAGAGTAAGTTGGCTGGAAAATCGTTTTTTGACACAGACAATGATTTTAAAATCAATAATTTCTTTGATTTTTGCAGCCGTTTGCTTAAAAAAGAGCCAAAAGAAAAAGGGAAAGCGCCTGCTATGATCGTCTTTCATGCCTGGCAACAGCGAGACATGATTATAGAATGTGGTAAAAAGCATGGTTTTAATAATGCTTATCCACTCTATTTCACAAAGAAATCAAGCCCTCAAGTGCTAAAGGCCAATATGAAAATTGTTGGTGCGGTTGAAGAGGCAACGGTATTATATCGTGATAAACTCCCTAAATTTAACAATGGTGGGGCTATGATACTCAATCATGCCCCGTGGGAAAAAGATAGCTCTTACCCAGTTATCCACCCTACGCAAAAACCGATACCAGTTTTGAAACGATTGATTGAAATTTTTACAGATGAGGGCGATGTTGTCATTGATCCCGTAGCAGGTTCTGGTTCAACTTTAAGGGCTGCTATTGAGATGAATAGGTCAGCCTATGGATTTGAAATTAAGAAAGATTTCTATAAGGCTGCACAAGAGAAAATGCTATCGTCATTTCAAATTAGCTTAATTTAAAGCAGGAGGACAATATGGATAAAAAACTTATTGGGTTAGACCTAACCCACATTGCAGATGGAGGATTACAGGAGAAACTAGACAAAGAGCTTGAAAAAGTCTTTGATAACATCCTTGACCTAAATACAGATGCGAAAGCAAAACGAAAAGTGACTATCACGCTTACGATGTCAGCTAACGAAGAGCGTACAGTGGTTGATACTATCATGGAGGTAAAATCAAAATTTGCGCCTCAAAATGGAGTAGCTACAACAATTCTTGTTGGGCGTGATTTTGATACAGGTCAAGTACATGCTAATGAGCTGAAAAGTACAGTACCTGGACAAATGTACTTTGACGAAAACGGAGAAATTTTGACGGACATTGGGCAACCAGTAGCAGAAATTGAACAGCAGACAGAAACGAAACCAGATATTATTGATTTCAACAAAAAGAAAGTAGGTAACTAATATGACAACAGAAAATCTTAAAGCAGCATTGGAATACGTAGTAAAACTAAATGAGTGTGGATTAGAAATTTTAACAGCTGCAGATGGCACAGAGTATTATGATGCCAATAAATTCAACCTCAAAGAACTTGATCCTAAACGCTATCCTAAAACTCTGGAGCTATCAACCTTGACAAGCCTTGTTGACTATCTCAAAACTGACCTCAACAATTTGAAAAACCAACGCTTGATTGTAGCAGTTGAGAAAAATGATGAGGTTTGTGTATGGTCTGAAAATGATGAGTTAGAACATCGCACATTACTTGTTGATGTTAAGGCACGCATCCCAGAGTTATCTTTTGGCCGTTTCCTATCATCGGAACAGTTCAATATCATGTTGCAATCAAACTTTATTGACGATAATGATCGTGGCACATTGCTAGAATTTGCTAGCGCATTGAAAATTGAGAATGGGGCTGAAATTGAAGATAATGGAGTATCTCAAGTAGCAACAGTTAAAACAGGTGTGGCAAGTCTTGCGAAAGGTAAAGCACCTAATCCAGTTACATTGCGCCCATATCGTACATTTAGCGAGGTTGAACAACCAGCAAGCCTATTTGTCTTTAGGATTGATAAGCAAGCCAATATGGCTTTATTTGAGGCAGATGGTAAGCGTTGGGTAGCTGATGCAGTAGGAAATGTTGCAGCCTATCTAAAAGAGCAACTAGCAGACCAAAAACATATCACAGTATTAGCATAAGAGAGGAAAAAACAATGACTAAAGAAACTAAAAACACAGTATCAGCTGAAACTATCGTAGAGAACTTGAAAGAGTTCGCCAACAAATTACATGATGATAGTAAAGATGGGATGTTGCATTTTCTACTCAAAGGAGATATTAGGAAATTTAAGCTAGCTAATGTTTTTCATAATATTAGTCATAATTTACTAGATATTTTAGATGGAAAGAGCGTTAAAGAAGTCCTTGAAGATGAACAGGATGAAAAAGATATCCCAGTTGTCGGCTCAATCGCTGTAAATCTAAAAACTGGGGATGCACATGGCATTGAGGACATCACAGATCCTAAATTAAAAGAACAGATTTTAGCAGCTGTAAGTAAAGTTGTTGAAGAGTTAGGCGGTAATTAGATGGTATTGTTTCTGAAATTGATGGTTATCAGTGCTTGCTTACTCCTTGCTATTCTGATTTTCGTCGCTGGGCACAAAACCTACAAAAAAGGAAAAGCGGACAAGGTGGTTTGGTTTATCTTTGATGCTTATGCTATTGCTTTGATTTACACAGTGATAAAGATTTTGGAGACATGACATGAAAAATAAAAATCGAGTTGGTCTATTTTTTGCACTTGCAGCCTTGTCTCTATCAATGCTAAATCTAGGTTTGATAATCTCTAAAAATCACTATAAACCACAGGTTGTTAAGTTACAGAAACAAGTGGATGAGTTGAAAAAAAGAAAACCAGTCATTATTTATCAAGTTGATAATGCTGGCGGCGAACTTATCGGAACGGTAACAGATAAAGCCATTGTTGATGGGCATTATACGGTTACTATCGGAGCTTATGGCAAGTTTCTTGTCACTAAAGAACAGTATGAGAGCATCAACGTAGGGGATGATGCCCCAAGTTATTTGAAAAGAGAGGTAGTTAGATGATACCGTATGTAGTAATCAATGGAATTGAACCAACTGTTCAGCATGACTTTTTTGGTGTCCTTAAAAGGCATGAGTATCATTTTCCAAATGGGTACGGTGCTAGTGTTATTTGTAATAGTTACTCTTATGGATTAGAATTAGCTGTATTAAAGAATCTGGATGAAGAATGGCAGTTGTGTTACACAAGTCCAATAACAGATGATGTAGTTGGTTATATTGGAGGAGAAGAGGAATTAACAGAGTTGCTTACTAAAATTTATAATTTGCCAGAAGGCAGGTAATGAAATTTGAGTTTTCTTTGCCTCGAAATACTAAGCTAAAATCTCTAAACATGGTTATCAATAGTAACGACAGGCAACATCAAACAGATAAAGCTAAAGTTACTAAGCGCATTAGAGCTTTTGCTTATTGGCATACATTGATGAACAAGGATAAAGGGAGGGCTGCTTTTAGCCCCTCTACCCCTTGTGAAGTTACAGTTACAATTTACAGCCCCACTAAATCTAAATTAGATCCGCCTAACTTGTATCCGACAGTCAAGGCTATCATTGATGGCATGACTGATGCGGGCATTTGGACAGATGATAATCATAAGGTTATCAAAAAGTTATCTTTTGTCTATGGTGGCTTGAGCGAGGAGAAAGGGCATTATAGATTAGTTTTTGATATAGAGGAGGTAGAGTGATGGATAAAGAACAAAACATCTTAGAAACTCAGTTGATTTTAGGTAAACAAGTTTTAGAAATTATCTTTGATTTATTGAAAGATGAAACAAAAATTGGATCAGTTTTACCTTTAAACATAAATGATCACGGATTTAAAATCACAATAGAAAAGGAGGTGGAGTGATGATACCTGAAATAAACTCTGTATGGCTTCATCTAAAATCTGGGAAAAGGTATAAAGTGGTGCAAGTCGGTCTATGGGAAGAAACACTAGAGAAATGTGTGGTTTACGTTTCTTTGGATAAAAAAGTTAGGTGCTGGATTAGACCGCTAGAGATTTTTATGGATGGGCGCTTTGAGGAGGTTGAATAGATGGCAAAAATTGTACTAAAAAATCCCTACTTTGAAGAAGAAATCAAGGTAAAAGAAAGTTGCAAGCGTATAGCTGACATGTTGAATTGGATGGAAACAGGTAATTTAGATTATCTTCATTTACAACAGATTGAGCCTACTGAAACTATCATCACGATAAATCCTAAACACTTTGCAAAGATTGAATTTTACGAGGAGGATTTGGGATGATACCGAAGTTTAGAGCGTGGATAAAAACAGAAAAACGTATGATTGAAACAGATGACCTTCTTGATATTGACTATGAGAATGAAGTGGTCACGACACAACAAGTTTATTTTGAGAATGGTTTACCAGACGATAGAGATTTAGATAACTTTGTTTTTGAAGAAATCGAACTCATGCAATCAACAGATATGGTTGATAGGGATGGTAAGATTATCTTTGAGGGGGATGTTGTCAAAATGGCTAAGGATGTTTATTCTGAACCGACTTATTATGAGGTCGTAAGACATCGTGGCGGAGCATATCGTCTTGATTCTAAACAACACGGATGCGAATTGTGGATACGACATGCTGATTGTGTGGTTGTGGGGAATATCTATGAAAACAAGGAGTTACTAGATGCCTGACGTAGAATGGATTATGGAGAATTGCCATATGATGCGTGACAACGGTGTCTGGGCAGGAGAAAAACAGATTTCCTATGCTAGCCCAGATGGTCAATACACATATTACATCAACAAGCGGAAAGATGGAACTTATTACTTGCATGGAGCAAGTAAACATTATGGGAGGAATTGATATGACAGATAATGTAAATAACCCAAGCCACTATCAAGGACGATATGGCATGGAATCTATTGATGCTCTAAGAAATTTCATGACACCTGAACA